ACATTGACCCTTCAGGATCAAATTTATATCCCTTATTAAAGTTTTCAGTGACTTTCCCTACGTTACTAAACCAGTCACCGACATGACCCCAGAAACCTTTCTCCTCTTCCTTCTCTTCAGTTTCAACCTCAAATACGTTACTAGGAGTTGCTTCTTGTGAAGTTAAAGGTCGTAATGTCATTTCTCAGAACTCTTTATCCATAGTCAGTCTCCTCTATTATGCAGGACTTTTCCACCCTTGTAGATGTTTAGCCAAAAAGTTCTGGATAAAATTTGTGATAATGCCTAATGCTACGGCCAGCATCCTTATCTCTTTTGTAAGTATCAATCAACATTTTCATCTCCCAGTTATGTAAATAACGATCACCAGACAGTCTTATCCCTGCTGTCTGAACCTCCTTAAAGGGGTCTAACCATTCATTCCTAGAAGCAAGATTAGGATGAGTGTCTTCTAATAAATGAGTCGCAACCAAGCTATTTTCTGCACTACCCATAGACACTAATTCTGTTTTTAACTTCTCAAGATCATCTAAACTAAAGTCCTTCTGGAGATCGTAATTAGGATATTGCTCAACTTGCTTCATCAAGAAATCAAATAGATCTGGGGCCTGAGCCTCCACTCTTGCTTTCTTTAAAGACAAAGGAATTTCACCACCATTAATGATATTTGAAATTTGTTCTCTTAATGCCTCAAGAGGAAGAATAGGTCTGTCACGGTATCGCCTAAGAATTGATCCACGATTAGGGAAAGAATCAAGCTGATCAACTTCATATAATCTGATTACCTTTTTGCCTGCATTATCTCCTTCAGGTATAACTATTTCCTTTCTATTACTAGGATTAACTGATTCTGTTGAAGTCAAACCTAAGTTCATCTTATCTAATCTTTCTTGCTTTACTCCTGGGAACATTTCTGAAAATTCAGTTGCATTCTCCTTTATATATTTTGTAATGGCATCACTACCAACTTTTTGTGCTTCCCAAGGAGTAAGCTTTCCTCCCTTTTCTACAATTTTTTCAAGGAGCGCATCAGCAATAACCTCCGAAAATCTAACATTTAATGATTCCCTTGATCTTGAAAAATCCAATCCATTCTTTGCAGTCTCCTGAACATAAGCTTGAGTTAGGTAAGTGTTTACCCTAGTCAGTTTAAGTTTATCAATTACATCTGAATAACCATCTAAATCTGCTAATTGATCCCGTTTATCATTAAGTAATTTAAGTGTACTTCTTATATATTTATCAGAATCACCAGCGTTCATTCCTTCTGCTAAAGTATATATTTCTTTCTTCATATCTGGATAACTTTCTAAAAAGTCTTTTCCAGTTAAATCATTTATCTTTTTGTTTAAATCAAGTCTTCTTTGAGGCATCAAACCTTCAATAATTAAACCACCGTCACCTGCGCTTCGTTGATTTCCAGCTAATACCTCTTTCAATTTATTCATGGTAATAGGATGAATATTTTCTTCTCCTCCTAGTGATTCAATATATTCACCAAAAATCCTTTGAACACCAGCTTCTACAGTCTCACCTTCTTGAAGGTTATTTAAACCTTTATTTAAAACATTTTCAAAATCTGCTCCTACTGTTTTAGCTATATCTGTATTTCTTTTTAACGCTTTAGAAGCAAGATTTGTCTCAATAGGAGCTGAACCATAAGCTTCTCCTATTTTTAATGTATATTTTTGCCCATCAAATTCAATTGTTTGAACCGAGTCAACAGAATCTAAAAGTTCTAAATTACCATTCTTATTAAATACTTGATCTTCGGAAAGTATTTTATAAGCTTCCTGCATCCTTACCTGTCCACCATTCTTCATCATTGCATCAGCAACATCTTCCCTAATAATTGCTGCTATAAATTCTTTTGCTTTATTAGTATATTCAGTCTCACCCAATACCTCTTTATTATAATCAACACCTTGAAATGTAAATCCACCAGTACCATTTATCTGCTTAATTGCTATTTTTAATTTACTAGCTAATAATCCAGGTTTGATTTCATCATTATATTTAACAGATCTAGTAAAAATATCATTAGCAATCTTCTCTGAAGTCTTCTCAATAACAGGCATTAAATATTTATCTACACCTGGACCATTCTTTTTTAAACCATGTTTTTCAAAAACACTATTAACATATTGCGCTCTAATTCCTTGAAGAGAAGTTAAACCATTTGCACCATCATCAAAGTTTATTTTGTCTGCACTTTCACTAACGAAAGCCCTCATTCCTAAAGGAACTTCATGTGCTGCAATTTTTGCCCTACCTCTTTGTATCCCTATTCTTGTATAAGGATTAAGTTCCTTAGCCCACAACGCAGCTTGATAATCTTTATCAGATAACTTTCTATTGTTTTTTGCAGCCGTATTTTGAGAAATCTCTAAAGATTCATCAGCTTTCATTAACGCTTTAGTTGCCTCTGCCTCTGCCTCCCAAGCTTTCCTTTCTCCTTCTTCAATTTTATAACTGACATATTTCAAACCTACTGTCTGAGCAGTAGCCATTGCCTGCTCAGTAAAAGGAGCTAAAGCATCTGCTAGTTGTTTTGCTTGGTTATATCCCTGAACATAAGTTGTACCACCAGTCGAAACAGCTCTTACTCCTTTCGGTTGAGGAGTGCTAGGAAACTTAGTTGGTGCAGCAACATTGATAGAAGCTGGATTAATAAAGGCCGATACAGGTTTTGCACCTGGATTAACTTGGCCCTCTGGTAGACGTTTGGGATCAGCCATTTATGAAACCTTTTTTAAGTTGGAACCAAAGCTAAGAGCAGTGTTAACACCACCAAGAACAGAAGTTGCTGTATCAAGCAACGCTGTATTGGCTGGACCTGCACCTCGCATAGAAGGCGGCGGTGCATTGACCAAAGTTGGTAATGGAGCAAATGGTGCAATTGGATCAAGAAACTTCTGAGGTTGATAAAACTGTTGACTGTTATAACGACTTAAATATTTAGCAATATTTCCATACTGATCTCTTCGATATTGCCTATCTCTAATCCCTTCATTGATCTGTGATATAGCTGTGTATTCACCTAACTGAAAAGCAAAATCACGTTCTCTTCTTGCTAAACCTTGTCCTCCTCCATCCATTGCTCTTACAGCAGAACTTGCTTGTAAAGCTCTACGTTTTTGCTGCATGATTGCCATGCTTTCTTGCTTCCCTCGTTCCTGTAATTGAGCTGCAATTGCATCAGCATCAACCATGTATTCGGCTTGAGCACCTACTCTTGTTTGTGCAACAACTTCGGCCTGTGATAATTCTCTAGCAAATTCATAATTCCTATTGGACTGCACCTGAGCCAAAGTGTTGTTGTATTGAACAGTCTCAGCGAAATATTGATAATCACTATTTAGATCTTGTATCTCGGCATTTTGATTTGCTTGCCATGCGTTGAACTCAGACGTTGCATCCTGGAAAGCAGTTTGATTTGCATAATCTTGTCGTTGGGCTTTCCTCTTTTGAGCACCACCAAGAAGACTTAATCCAATCTGAGCACCACCTAAAGCAAGACCAAGAGGGCCGCCCATCGCAGCCATCCAAGGAGACATTCCTCCAGCAGCAGCTCCAGATGCGAGGCCACTAGATAGAAATGAAGTCGCAGGTACAGAGGCAACCATTATGGATTCCTCCAAAACGGACAGAACAGTGCTTCCTTAACTCCGTAAGGCTCTGGTTCTCCAATCGTAAATCCCAAATGTTTCAACCATCTAAGAGTTTTCTTGTTCTTAGAATAAGCGTAATTTCCAATAGTTTCACCCACTTCGGCCACGCAGAGATCCACCCATTGTCTACCTAATCTGCATAATTGCAAAGAGTGACTTTTCGTAGCAGTACATTCTTCTGTTGCAAGAAACCAAATTGAGTTATGCCACATTCCAGTAATTCCAACAGGATTACCTCGATCACCTTCTAAAACTTGAAACATAGAACTGTGACAATAGCTGTCCATACAAGCATTTAGACCGGACATTCCATGACTTAATTGGACTTCAACTTCATCACTATCTCTTAAGTTCATTCCAATATCAAGAACCATATCAGCAGTAACTTCTTCTTGCTTAAGAAACCTCATCTTAATGACCTCGCTCTACCTGTAACTAGCGCAACCCACTCACAAGTTGAAAACTTACAGGGGTGAGGAGTAGCGTTATGTATTTCGACCATACATCTTTCACCTCGACTCATGATTGGAAAATTAAATACACCCTCATAAAATCTTTCATTATCTGTATCCCATCCATTTGGTAAAGCAGTTCCTAATGTTGAGTTCCTAGATCCAAGAATTGTTCCATCAAATTTGTACTTACCCATATCTCGACCTTCAGGGAACACATGAATTTCAAAATAATGTGTCTCGTGATAACGCAATTTCGCATTACGAACCTGTGTTCTTTCTACGTTCGCTGCTGCTTTTCCTCCTCCTATCTCTTTATAAAGTTTGAAACGGGTAAATCTATATCGGAAGTTATATGACTCACCAAACCAAACTGGAGAACCAGACCAATTACCATCACCAACAATGGTGTTACCACTGATCGCAAATCCGAGAAGGACACCTCCATTTGCACTTGTGTCGAAACCTGACCACGCTTCTGTTCTCGATGTAATCGTATAAGGCAATGTCCATGTTGTTTTCTTTGTGTTTGCGTCATAACTACCTGCTGAAACTCTCACCCCTGCAGGAGTTGCAGTAGTAGTTGAGACACGACGATCTAAAAGAAAAGGATATGGAGATCCTGCAACAGGCTCACTGAGACGATCCATGACAGGAATCTTTTCTAAATGAACTTTCGTTCCATACCTAACGAGACAAAAGAGCGTTTCCCTGATACATAAGACTTGAAGAATTTCATCGGCCCCTCCAAGTTCCCAATGACTCCAGCTTGACTGAGCACGTTCAGCTCCTTCTCCTGTATTGCGAAGGAAATATTTATAGACATAAATACGATTCTTATGGTCTGTTTTAGAGCTAATACCAAACATGGCATTACTCGTATCGTTCACCGTTAGTTTGAATAAACCACTAGGAACATAAGCAGATACATACCCAGTTAAATCTGCAGCATCAGCAGTTAAAGCAGTACCAGCACCTCTAACACTGAACTCACGGAACTGAGTCCAATCACCGTTATTTTGAGCAAAGATAATTCCTCCACCAGCTTGTTGGGGCCTTACTGCTGTATCAACTTCAAACTGCGTCAACACAGTGATCTGAGCTGTGGCTGGAGTTAAAACTGTTTCTGCTGCGTTAAACCTAAATTGATATTGAGAACTAAATAAAATCAACTCATCCTGGTATGGCACTGCATATCTAAGAACTGAAACCTTGTTGTTAGAAGCAACAACGTCAATCGGATCACTATCAAGAATTGTGGTAACTGTCTCAGGCCAGAAATTAAAGAACTCTCTTACACGACTAAGAATCACATTCTCATCAGCCAAGAAACCAAGACGGTTCTTATAAATGAAAATATCGTTAATAGCATTGCCGATAAAACTCGGATTTGGAGCAGTTACATAATCACCGGTTGATCTCTCTCCCCAGGTTGGAATCGTTATCTGATTAGGAGAACTGCCTTGCGTACTTCCATCAGCAGGGCCAAACCAAAAATTACCATTAGGCAGCCTCACCAGAATATGAGGCATTGTGTCTTTATCTATTTCATATTCAACGCCTGGACTAACCGTTTCAACCCACAAGCCTTCACCAAATGTTCCACTCTTCGGTACAAATTCAACGTAGTAACCGTCAAAATTGTTACCAGGATCACCTTCAATCTCGATCTGATAACCAGTCGGAGCAATAGTTGGAAGTTCAGTAAATGTCTGAACTTTTGAAAGGATTGCAGTTATATCACTATTGGCTCTTGCATCAGTCGCAGCCAATGTGATCGCACTAGAAGATTGAAGCCAAAGAACTGAACCAGCTCTAGTAATCGTTACTCCACTTAAGCCACCTGAAGCCAATGCTGTTTTTAAATTCTCAGCAATATCTTCTGAACTGATTCTATTCTCGGTAACAGTAGAGCCACTACTAACAACAGGAGCAACAGCCGTTTGAACACTAGCTGCAACACCATTAACCGTTAATTTGTAGGTATTTCCGTATGAAGCTGCTCTCACCCAGACTATTGCTTCGTGGGCTGTAGGACGGGCTGTTGCTGGAGCCGTCGCTGTCTTCATTGCAGGTATCTTTTTCGTATTAGATACGAACGTATAATCTGCAATTGTTACAGCTCTAATGTCCTGCTTTGCATCAGAAATGGTACTTAGATAGTTATAAGCATTCGTTGCCGGAGTAACTGTTTTTGCTGTTCCTTCTAAGTCATAAACCTTGATTGATGAACTCGTAATAACTGCTAAATATTCTTCTACGTTATCCCTCAAAATACTGTGAATAAAGCAATCCCCAAAAGAAGAAGTTGATATTTCAGCCAATAATTCACTTGCATCTCTTTTTCTTAGTCCTTCCATAATGGAAGACATTCCATTAACCTGTATCTCTGCCTGAGATGGATCTCTTTGTGCGTCAGGTTGTTGACTAATTCCCTGTGAAAGATTGGGAATCGGATAGGAAACTAAAGCCATTAGAGTCGAATACCAGCACTAAGGCGACGAGTCATTAGCCCACTGGCAGGCTCATAAGTTCTAAATGGCAGTCGATCACGACCACCTGTTAAAAGATTTGGTTGTTCCTGCCTTTGCTCCATTCTTTCTAAAGCCATCTGTGCATCTTTCTCATCTTGAGCAGTGAACTTATATGCAGCCTCATCACCTAAAACACGAGCAACAAATACACGAGCAGATCTAATTGTTACCCACCTGTTATAAGCCTCTGGAGTTTCTTCCCATGACAACAACCAAATCACATCAGCATCTATCTTCTCAACAACCGTTTCCATTACATAAGAACGGTTTGTCGTGTCATAAAGCCTTTGTCCACGCAAGATGTAGCGATTCGCGTAGAGATAAGGATCTAATGAAAACTCAACTACATTTGTCGGTATCTCAATCTCTCCTGAAGAGTTCTTTGAAAACGGATAGCAATGTTCTGTGTTCCAACTCCAGCCTTTAACTTGACCCTCTTTATGAAATTCAAGAAGAGTTCTTTCTGCTATTCGAGCATCTTGTATTTGCGTTAAATCAAGAGTGTTGACTGGCTGTTCACCAATACATTCCAACAAGACATTTACGCCGTCTAAGAGCGTTGTTCTCCCTGGAGTTACCTTTTCATTTGCTAGTCCCATAAGTTTGCTACAGCCTCGTAGCCTTCAGTGTATTAGATATAAAAAAAAGAGGCCAGTTTTAGCTGACCTCTTAGCAGAGAATTTACAAGTTAAGGAATAACAATCTTCGCTGCAGCTTCTGCACGAAGAACTCCCATCCCCAGGGCTTGTCTCGCCACAAGTAAATCCGATTGGTGAACAACCCTAAATTCTTCACCTGTCATTTGAAGACTTGGAGAAAGAAGAGTAACAACACCAACTGCCTCTTTATTGAACACTAGACCTTTACACTTAGAAAGGTTCTGAGCGTAATCAGCAGAGTGATCACCAGCTACAAGTGTGTAGTTAGCTTGAGTGACATGATTTGATGCAAATACTGGTATTCCTGCGACACGTAATGTACGTCCATCAGCAATAGTTCCAGCTCCACCAAAGTCAGCATTAATAGCTCTACTTGATTGAGTTAATAGATAATAATCTGCTGGAGTAAATACAGCATACATATCATCAATACTCACATCTTTCTCTTCAAAACCAACTCTTAAGTCAAAGAGTGCATTAACAAGAGCATCACCTTTTGCCTGACGAGTAGCACCTGATGCTGTGTAATCAGTACCAAGTGTAACTCCTTGTCCAGTTCTACCTGAGTTAGTAGATTTGTTTAAAGGCTCAGTGGAGTTACTTGCGGCTGCAAAGATCATTCTTGCAACACGCTTATCGTATTCCACTGCAAGGGCTCTACCAAGTTCTTTTGTATAAATTTGTCTAACGTCAAAGTATGACATTAGTTCATCAACTTGGTATATGGCGGCATCAGCTACCATCAACGCATCGAGTGAAATTACACGCTCATTTAGATCACTTGGATCATTAATAGTGCCTGTAAGTTCAGTGCCTGGTTGATGATAAGCAGCCGTCATTTTACCCGTGATTGGGAAAGCAACGCTCTTCCCTCCACGAATATTTCTTTCACGAGTTTTCCCTTTGAAAACCGTATTAGTCATAAAGGCATCTAGGATCTCAGCAGATCCTAATTTGAGCATCAGGGCTCTATCGGTATCTAATCCAGAAGCACCAGCACCCCAAGTGGCTGCAGCACCCTTAATCTGACCCGAACGGCTTAAAGTAACAGCCATTGGTTAATACATAAGATTTACGATTAGACCGCTTTATCCATCACTAACCCAGGTTGTCCTCCTTGAAGGGCCTGCTGCTTAGGGGCGTTCTGACTAAATATTAGCGTGGAAAGAGATTATCAGGACTATTTCTCAACAATTGCTCGAATTTTTCTCTATATGCACTATCAGTGTCGTACAACCTTTGTCCTCTGGAATTGGTTTTATTCATTGCATCAAGAACTTGTTGCTGACTTTTGAATGTTGACTCGGCTGGTGCATCACCACCCCCGAAGAGTTTTGGCTCTACAACTGAATCAGGAGAATTACGTTCTGCCCTCAATGCTCGAATAGCCCATCTCACTGCTTCTTTGTTGCCAGAATCAACGACGCTATCAAATTCTTTGATCACATCTTCCGATAAATTCCCCTTAGCCCACCCTGCAAGCTGCTCAAACTGCTCTTTACCTCCAGCTTCATTCATTAACTCAGCTTCATCTGCTTCGCTGATCTCAGAGGCTCCCCCGTCGGCTGCTTGCTGTGCTTGTACTTTCTGCATAAACATCGCAACCATTGGTTTGGTTACTCCAAGGGATTCAGCTAAAGCGTCATAGTGCTCACTTATATCCTCTCCTTGATCTCCTTTCCACATCAATTCAGTCATATCAATTCCTTTCTCCTTTAACTTCGCGACTCCTTCTTCTCCATAAAGTTGATTCGCTAATTCAGGAGTGTATTCCTCTCGTGTCTCTGGAGCCTTAAGCTCATTTGTTTGCTCAGGCTCTGATTCCGATTTTGTTTCTTGGCTTTCTTCAGGTTTATTCTTCATCTTCTCAAGCTCTTGATAAGCCTTGATCAGATCTTCCTTAGAAGCATTCCTGAACTTCTCAGGGATATTTGCCTCTTGTTGTGCAGCTTCTTGTTCCTTGATGTAGTCCTCGACAATATTTTCTTGTCCAGGCGCGGCCATTCCATCCTGACCTTCAGGAATCGTGATCTGCGGAGAAGTATCAGGAAGTTGTGATTCTGGTTGTGATGTTGGGGTCGTGGTCATCGTTACTGTTCGGTAGGTTGTTCTTCAGCCATTTGCATCTCTTGAGTTGTTTGAGCTGCATTGGCTAGGTTTTGTGGGTCAGCCATTTTGGAACGCAACAAGGCTTCTTGCTGCGCCTGTTCCTGTGCTGCCTGTTGTGCTTCTTGAGCTGCTTGCTGTTCTGCTTGCAGCTCTTGCTCAGTCTTAACCAGCCCTAAAGTGTCAATACCCATTGAATAGGCAAGACGGGTGATTAATTCGGATGGCTTCAAATAAGTAGCCAATCCTTCTGGGCCAATTGTTTGCCCCAGGGTCGTAGTAAACCGCACTAGCTGTTCTAAGTCGTTACCACGACCAACGGCTGCAAGACCCACTGTCATTACAACTTTTACTAATTCCTTCGGAAGCTTTGGAACCTTCCCTTCTCGTTGAAGAATATCCAGCTTTCTAGCGACATAAGGAACTTGAAACTCAGTCGTAAGGATTGAATAAATACTGCCTAAAGAGTTTTCAACTTGCAGTGCCTGTAACCGAACTTCTTCGGCTGTAACTCTTTCCGCGTCACGTTGATCTGCGAGCATAAAAGCCTGTGATAGCCTAGCTTCTATCTGTTGTTTTCCTTGCATCGCCACGGATAAATCCTGGCTCTTCTGAACTTGTAATGCCAGAACATCATTCGGATCTCCTGTAACAAATGCTCCATTGGGTGCTTTTGCAAGATCATTAGCCTTCGTAACCCCTGACGGCTTGACTAAAAACAACACTTTCGAGGAGGCAAGCGCACCTTCCGCGATTGCTTGACATAACGCTTCAACTGTTTGAAGGTCAGCAATAGCAGCAGATTCCACATATCCAACCCCGTAAGGTTGTCCAGCCACATGGGTCATCCTCAAAGGCAACCAAGGACTAACATCTTTTGGTGCTCTACCTTCAGTTCCAGGAATAATTTTGCCTTTTACTTCTTGATGCCAGGTAACTTGATCACCTTTCCATTGGATGTAGGTATATAACTTACAAGTCTTCTCTTCTTCTTTGCGATCCAAAGTTCCTTCATAAGGATCAAGTATTCCCTTTAACTCAGTTTCTTCCTCTTCCTGCAACATTGCTAAAACCTTTTCAGGCAATGAGTAATAAGGAAGCTCTTCACATGTAATACATTCCAATGGATTACCCATTGAATCTCTAAACATCACATAACGATTGAGATGAAAAACTCTTAATCCTTCAGGAGAAACATATAAAAGAGCATTACCAGCAATGACCAAATGTAATAACGCCTCATGGAAAACCACGCGATCATTACTCGCTTCAATTTCTCGAAGAACCAATCGCTCAATCTTGCTTAACGCCTCCTCAAATTGTGCCTTCTCCTCTGGAGGTACACCCTGCTTAACTAACTCTGCATCATCTAGCGAGAACCTAAAGAACTGCTGAGTTGGGGGCAGCAATGCAAGAAGCATTCTGCTCGCCAAATTAAGACAACCGCGAGCCCCGATTCCATTCCAAGGAACTGGATATGTATCTTTATTGTTCGCTCCAGGATCATTACTCGCAGGAACAATGTACGGAATTGTCAGACGAGCTGATGTCCTAGCTCTTTCAAGGTGATAATTTCTATCACTCTCTCCGGCTCTATAGCGTTGTTCAGCAGTTGGCATAATTAAACGGAATAATTGGTTCCAGAACCAGACCCTGATCGGCCTCCACCTAAGCGCAAACCAGCAGTGGTGCTGCGTGGTCTAGGTGTTCTGCCTTTCTTTTGAGATGTCTGAGCAGTTGGGGCTTTACTAGATTTTTGAGACAATATCCTTAAAGAATTAGTGACTGCATTACCACGAGCACGAGCCTCGCTAATCCTTGTTGCCTGATCAGCTTGTAAACCAGCAACTAACTCTCCTTGAGCATCACGTTGTTCAACAAGTCTTAATTCCTGTGCTTTTAACGTGGCTTGTTGTTGTGCCACCGTTGCTTCTCTTTCTCTAGCAAGACGGTCTAATTCAGCTTGCTTTTCTTTAGCCATTCGATCAGCTTCGGCTTGCTTCTTCTTGTATTCTTCTTTCGCTTTTTTCTCGGCTGCAGTAATACCAGAAACGTCTTTTATTGTATTTTCAACCTTTTCAGCAGTAAAATCAACAACATCATCAACGACGCTAATCACAGGAGTAACAACCTTGTTCACCGTTTTCGTCACAGACTGAGCTGTGTCTTTAACAAAATTAAGAACACTTTTAGGGCACATAATTAAACTCCGTAATTAGTACCAGCACCTGCAGAAGCAACAAGACCAGCCCTATTAATCTTCAGGTTGGACTTCGGTTTCTTCTTCTTAGTCACTGCTGCAGTTGTTTGGGCTCCTTCAGGGGTTCCTTCACTCATCTGAGCAGAAGCTGCATAAGCACCAGTTTGTTGTGCAGCGATGGCAGCTTGAGCTGCAAGTGATTCCTTCTCAAGCCTGTCTTGTAAAGCTGCAGTTTCAGTATTTGCAGAATCAATCTGAGCTTGAAGTTGAGTATCGAAATCAGTCTGTTGCTGACTAATACGAGCTTCATACTCATCTAATGCAGACTGATTTTTTGCGATGTCATCATCGCTAGGCCCTTGATAAATAATGTTTGGCGTTTTAACGCCACCACCGAAGCACATGATTAAACCTCCTAAGTTGTTTTGCTAAGGGTTAGTTGAGCCCCAGAGCCTTTGCCGCCTTTTGTGGCAGTTGCCCTGCCAATTCGTAATCCACCTTTTCCTTTTCCTCTTAATCCCCTGGCTTTTGCACCAATGACAGGAGCTTGAGCATGTTTTTCTGGAGGAGGTGGCCCAATGACTTGTGCTAGACGCATTGCCTGAGCATTTGTATTTTCAGCTAATTGACGTTGGGTATTCGTCAATTGATCTAACGTGGACTGTTTCTTCTTAAGTGCAGTATTTAATTGTTGCTGGACAAGACGAGTATTACCTTCCATTGACCTTTCAATTGCGTCTTTTTGCAATTGGAATTGCTTGTCATAGGCGTTGTAGTCAGGCTTCGTAATTGTTGCCGCACTACCACCTCCACCAAAACACATCAGATCACCTCCATAGACAAAGCATCATCTTGTTGTTCTTCGTATTTGCTGCGAAGCCAACGAACGACAGAAGCCTGACCAGCTTTAAACCAAACTTCATCTCCCGACTGACCTAAATCAGGACATTGATCAGGAAATTGTTCCGCGAGTGCAATCACGAGTCGTTCGTCAATAGAAGGAAAATAAACCACTCTCCAAGGCTGTAGACATTTATAGCCTACCGATATTATGTCTTATAGCCCATACTAATAGTATTATTCTACGCTGTTGTAAATGACCGACTTAAATTCAAAACTTGCAGAAATGCACGAAGAAGTCATCGAACAAGTATTAGATGACTTACGAAATGGTGATCGCAAAGCAAGACAAGAAGCAATGACATTGTTAAAACAAAACAATGTAACTGCTGTTGCTACCAGTAGCAGTTCGCTTGGAAAACTTGCTAAGAAATTAGACTTTTCAAGTATGGAAGAGAAAGTTATTCCTTTGAAACGCCCACCTGTAGCCTCTGTACCCCGCCATGAACCTTCCCTCTAGATTTACGACCACCCCAACCCATAGCAATTGAATCAATAGAGCCAACAGTTTCATCCATCCAGGCTTCTAATTCATCTTCAAATAATTGATCAGCACGAGATTTCTTAGCTTTCTCCTGATCTTGTGCTGCAGATTCGACAAAGAAACCACAAGCAATAGCTAAAGCATCCAATCTGTCATCGTGAGACAAACAACCTCTTTCTGCTGTCAACCTTGAAGCCTGGAAAAATAAAGACCGCGCGTATCCATGCTCAGGATCTTCATCCGTTAACCGATAATCTTGTTTAATAACGCGGCTATTAATAATAAGACGATGCTGCTGAATTAATGGACCGAGCGTGTCACATAACCGTTGCTCTTTTCGAATATTGTGTCTAACTTCTTCAATAGTGACGGGATACTCGCGAAGCAAATGGGGCTTCAATAAAGCAGTAAACATTCCGTCACCCATATTACTTTCAGCGACTACATAATTCACTTCCCATTTCTTTGCTGTCTTAGCGAGATATTGCAGAACTTCATCTGCATAACCAAGAGTTGAACCACCTGATTCAAGTAAAAACATATTTCCGTTTAACTCTGCTACAACAGCCCAAGCCAATTCATCAGCACCACGACCAGCAGGGTCAATAGCTAAGACACACCGCCAAGTATCAGATTTCGGAATCCAACCATTTTGAAAAATAGGACGATGGTAATAACGATCAGCACCAAGTCCGACACAAACTAATTCTTGCAATCTGACATCAGGCTGATTAGACCAAACACATGTTTCAGGTAGGGCTGTTCCATCTAAATCAACAACCATCAAATCACCAAGACGAATTGGAAACTTATCTAAGGTTGCCAATCTCGTATTCAGCATGAACTGAAGTTCAAAGCTGGCTTTGGTCATTGATGCTTGTCTCTGGAGAATATCTTCATGACCAAATCTTTCTGGGTCCGTCGGTTGTTTCACGAGGCTGCTGTTCGCGATGATCTCCTCTTCAATCGTCGGATCGAGGTTGCCCTCGTAGCAATCAAGCTCGTCGGGATACAACGCAGGCCAATATCTAGCCGCATAGTTCCTTTCTCTCACAAGCCTTAAATATATACTTGTCTCCGTATGTGGCGTTCCTAAATATAATATTTTACGGGGTAAAACCTGCCCCTCCTCTGGCTTTATGATACTTTGTATTTCTTCAACAGCGTGTGCAACCCTGTCTTGTTTTAACTGTGTAATGACATTAGCAAGTGTTTCTACGTCATCAAGAATTGCACAAGTACATCTTTGTCCGGTTGTCTGACCCATAATTCCCATCGAACGAACAGACGGAGACTGTTCCACCTGGGCGGGGCCCACATCAAAAGCTACATTTGAAAATCTATTTTCCGTCCCAGGCATAAGACACTGGAGAATATCTATTTCACCAATACAACGCAGCATGAAAGACGAGAAGTCAGTTGACTTCACTGCAGTTGCAGACACAATCAAAATCTTTTCATTCGGGTCTACTCTCAACCTCCACAACGCATAAAAAGACGCAAGAATACTTTTCCCTAATCCCCTGAATGCAACAGTCAGACTTTTATCCGGCCCTTCTTGCATCCATTTACACACAGAAATCTGCTGCTTTGTTGGAGCATCTGCTAACCCCAACTCTCGCAACAGATAACAAGTGAAATTTGGAAAACTATCTCTTAATTGCGGAGGTAATGGTTCCCAAAGTTCCTTCATTCTTCTTCTTTCTTCTCCTCTTCTACAACTGGAGCATCCTGGACATAATAATTAGCAGGCTTAACTGCTTTCAATGTCTCGTCTTTAACGACACATGAACCAACTAGACCTAATTCAAGTCTTTGGTTATTAGTGAGATAAGGCATAGTTCCCCATAAAACTATTTTAAATTAGCGACAAAACCCTCAATAAAGAGGGCCTCATCTAACCCACGCTGACCACGACCAAGCAGCAAGCTTCAGGGCTCCTCTCATCTTACCTATATCCTCTCGCTTTCTCATCTTCTTCTCTCCTCTTCCTCAAATATTCACTAAACCCTTCCCTATCTGTCCTTAACCCATCAACCAACCCAAACTTTGCTCGATACTCCCTCATGCAATCTCCATATATCTTCCTCTCACTACTACTGAAATCCCTAGTAACCTCACCACCCAACGGATCTCTATCCTTCGATACACCTTCCTTCATCCATTTCATTTGATAAGTAGGCTTCCTACTCATAATTAATACCTTGGTCGTGGTCTTTAACCATACATCCCCGATGAATAAACACAATATAAACACATAATATGTTTCACTATGTAAATATGGAACATTGACTTTCAATTCGATTAGACATATAAACAGACGGCAGGGTTTTTAACAACACGCGGCACATATAAACACAAATCCGTTACCTCGATATATAACAACACCCCAACCATACCCACACATATTTCCCAAAATGGGTCGCGCGATTAAGGGGGTATTTATAAACGTGATGATGGCCACTCCCCCTTGGCCCCTTCAGAAAATCGAAAATACTATATATTCAAGGAAAAAAACAAATACTTTGCAAGTGGGGGGCCCTGATCCATTGGCAGCAACTGATTCAATCGAATTAATAATTCGATCAATTAGTTTGCAGGGCTCTGAGGGCCTGCCATCACTGACGTTCAATAACTCACCCGCCGTTGGTCTGATGGAGTTATCCCTAAATTATCTGCGAGGTTGCAGAACTCGTGCTAAGATGGGTTGAGTTCTTCGGAACTACCACGACCTGAACCTTGAAAACTTATGTCTGATTCAACTGTGAAGGATGCAGTCCTTCAGAGGCAATGGCTGCTTGCAGTTCTCTCAATGTATGAGTGTGACGGCGAGGGCCTGCTTGATGATTTAAAGATCACGCTTGAAAGAGGTGAAACTTTAAATCAATTCGCTGACGGTTGCCTGGTTCATCTTCAATCGAATGGAGGGTTAGATGATCCGGCAGAAGAGGCGAGAAAGTTTGAGCAATAGAATCCAACCTGGAGGGCTTTCGAGCCTTCCATGCTGGGTTCTCCAGCATTTACCACGACCAAGGTTTTTAAAATGCGACAGTTTGCTTTTCATCATGACTCTGGACATGGATGGCTACAAGTTCCTGAACGTCTTTTAAAAGAGCTAGGCATTGAACATTTTATTTCAAGGCTTAGTTTCAAAAAAGATGATCAGGTCTGGCTTGAAGAGGATATGGATGCAAGCTTATTTATTGAGGCTTTCAGATCTGAAAAGGGAGAGATGCCAGATTGGCATGACTACTTTGAAGAGGGAGAGTCAAGGATAAGAAGTTTTGATGCGTATCCGGCCAACTATGACCGGAATTTTGGAGAAGTAATGAGAAAGATTAGTCAACTTAGGGCTGGTCTTTAGATCTCATCCTGGAGCCCTTCGGGGTTCCATGCTGAGTTCTCTCAGCATTACCACGACCAAGGTTTTATTTATGCCAACTTTATCTAGGCAGGATGAATTGCTTATTAGATGTGATCATGCAAAAGAAAGATTAGGTCTTTCTAGTGTTGATTACAAACGATTAGCAAGACTAAATAAGTTAATCAAGTATTGGATTGAAGAAGAGTGTAACGGCACTATTCAATGGGCAGAGGATGAGGATTTTAATCCTACTTATCCTTATCGCTACGATCCAGACACTGGGAGAAGAGATCTAAAACCTATACAGGATAGATACTCAAAATATTTGAAAGAATGCAAAAGTATTCTTGAAAAATATAACCCTAATAAACTTGAAGAGACTTTAAAGCTTTATCTGCAGGGTGATCCGAGGGGTTGCCATGTATGGATTTATAAAGCAAGTGATGATCCAGAAGGCAGGGTTGATTGTATTTATAACTCAATCGGCACTGCCTGCTTTGAATGACGACATCCTGGAGCCCTTCGGGGTTCCATGATGTTCTCTTAATCGAGGCATCTTTACCACGACCAAAGGTATTTATTTTGACTACTGCTACAAGGCCGTTAATGACGACGGATAAAGAGGTGACAGGCATTGAAGCCTGTTTGCCAGCTCCTATCCTTCATATTGCTGCTCAATTTGCCAGCACTGACGAGTGCAAACAACTTTTATGTTGTGTTTATGTCACTAAGTCAGATAAAGGCATTGAAGTTGCATCAACTGATGGCCATAGACTTTTTAGGTTTGTAATGCCTTTTAAATCTGCTAGTGATCTTTATAAGGTCAATAGTTCAATAGGTTTAAAACTGGACGCAAAACTATTAAAAAAGAAAGTCAATCTTGCTAAGTATGTGATTATTGGCCCTGATAAATCAATTGAATTTATTGGGGGTAAGGGAAAGCTTGAAGATCCACTTGAAAAGAGGTATCAAAAGCTTGATTTTGATGGGGTTTACCCTAATTACGATCAATTATTCCCTGAAAAGTTTAGTAATACTCCAGGCGGGCCGATAGCTTTTAGCTCAACTTATCTTGCTGAGTTCTGTCAAATGGCAGCTAAATACTCAAATAATGGGGTTGTAAAAATGGTTAGCAATAGCCCAAATACTCCAATGGTATTTACAGCAATATGTGATGTTGAAAGATTAGAAGGTTTGGAACTTGAGTATCTATTAATGCCTGTTCAACTCAGACCCTGATGACATCCTGGAGCCCTTCGGGGTTCCATGATGTTCTCTTAATCGAGGCATCTTTACCACGACCAAA